CAGAGGCACCGTTCCGGCGTAGACCCCGATCATGGTCTTGTCGAACTTGACCTTGTGAACGATCTGTTTCAGACTCGCGTAGAATTGGTAGATGGTAATGTCCTTGACGGACTCATATGTGTACGGAAACTCGGCAGTATTAACGAGAGCGACGACCAGCTCTTCAATCTGGGAATCGCTCTGCTTCTGCTTCTTTTTCCGGTTGGCCTTCTTTCGTGCTTTTTGCAGCATATAGATACGGCCTTCCTCGTTTCCCGGCTGCTTTTCAGTTTTGGGAATATTGAGGAGTTTTCTGAGGCACGCGCAAATCTGGCCGTGAATAGCCCTGTCGATGGTAATGTCGTTTTCCTCGTCGCGCAAAACATAATTCCCGTTCTGCGGATTGATGGTCAGCTTGAACCTCTTCAGGTCCAGGTCGCCAAAGACCATTGTCGTGTCCATTTCGCGCAGGTGCCCGAATAACAGACAGAACAGCTCAAACGAATTAATCTTGGTGAAGTCGATGCCGTTATCGTCCAGTTGAACCATCAGATCATAAGGTGTGGCGATAATACTGTAGACGACCTCGTAGTATTTTTCCTCATTGTCAAGGACTTCCCTGACGGTAGGAATATGAATATGAATCTTGTCGTTGATGTCGTATCTGTCCGCGTAAAGCAGTTTCGGCATTGTCAGCCCTGCTTTCTGTTGATCGGCGTTGGCTTCTGCCCCGGCGACCGGTTAAAGTCGCGGGTATAGTACACCAGTTCCCTGCCGAGGTAGTCCGTCGTGGGGATGAATCTTTCGACCGGCCCGAGCTCAAGCTCGCCCTGCCCGTAGAACCGGCTGCCGTTCAGCATGTGGTCGATTTCTGTCACAATAGCGTCGATCAGTACGCCCTGATTCTTCGTGCGCATCTTGCTTTTGTGCGCCATCGCCCAGATGTAGATCACCGGATAATAGAACGTCTTATTCGTTTTACGCGTATACAGAATATCCACGTCAAAGCACACAAACGTATGCGCCTCGTTCTCCGTCTCAGGGATATACTGGAACGGATATACCTGCGTATATCGCAGACTTCTGTTCGGCACCGTCGGATGTTCCTCCCCGGTAATCAGGCTGACGATTTTCTCATTGCTGCAGATATCCATCATCAGCCGTTCCTTGTAATCAAAAAACTCCTGCAGTTCCATGGTTCAGATCCAACCCCCTTGCTCTTCCTCCGGCTCCTCTTCCTCCGCGTCTCCGCGGGCGATGTCCTCGATTTCCTTTTGAATGTAGTAATCAGGAAACACAGGCAGAATTCCGGCGACAGAACCGTCCCCGGCAAGCCTGCTCTTATAATCGGCGATCCGCCTCGCCACATCATCGTCGTCCGTGCGCTGCACCTCGTTCATAATGAAACGAAACACGCCCTTCCCGTTATATACATTGAACAGCTTATTCGATTTCGTAATCTGATAGGCCGTCACGAAGTCGGAATCTTCATCATCAATCAGGAAGCGAAGCCCCCTGCACAGCTCGACGGTCTCGGGATCCTTGGCGATCGTCAGCGCCATGCGCCCGTCGCCAATGGTCAGGAACTCCCTCGTCCGCTCGCCGACCAGATATTTGGTGCCATCTTCCACGACACACCATTTTTCACGAATCTCCCCGGTTTTGTTGCTGACCCAGCGAAGAATGTGATTGCACTGGCGCATTACGCCGCGCTGGTAAATCTGGTTGTCCGGATCCACCTCGGTAATCAGCCACTTCCCGTTGGCGAAATCCACCAGCCCGCCGTGGGCCAGTGTCTCGCCCGGAAGCGACGCGATTTTCTTGTAACCGTCCTGCGCGTGCCGCGTGATGGATACCGTTTGCTCCTTCCCGTCAATGAGCACCTGTCTGCACGACGGGGAGTCGAGGAGCCGCTGCCCAATATCCCGCTTTGCCGACTGAACCCACATGTCGCGCCTTGTCGCGCCATTGGCCTCCATCAGATCGCGGTATGTGTCCCACACGCTCATGAACAGGTCACCCCCAGCGCCCTATGAATGGGTGCCATATTTTTTCTGGAGCCTGCGGATGATCCCGATCGCCTTGAACACGTCGCTGCGAACGGTCTCCACATCGCACTCCGGATGATCCGCGAAGTATTGCAGAATCCCGAGCAGAGACAGGTAGTGCTCGTCCTCATGCCACTCCGCCATCAGGCTCTTCATGCCGAGCATCTCTCTCAGCAGCGCCTCGATGTATTTTTGCAGCGTGGGCGAAGCGTCTTCCTTCAGAGGCAGAATCTTGAAAAACTGCCCGATAAAGTCCTGCGCCCGCCTGGCCGCCATGTCCCGGCTGATTTCCGTCCCGTATACCGTCGTCACAGATGAAGATCCGTCAGATCGCCGTGATCGTAAGAATACTTACGCAGGCGGTGCGTATACTTCATGGTGCAATCCGCGTATGCGGCCCGAACCTGTTTCAGCAGCTCAGCCGGAGAGTAGCTGCTGAAGTCAACTGTCCAAATGTTAAGTTGTATGTGTTTGCTATACTATGATTTACGCGACTCCTCGCGCCTTTGTTCGCGCCTCTTCGATTTCGTCTTGAGTTGCGCGACGCCATACGAGCCGTTCACCGGTTGCCGGATGTGTGCCGGAAAATGGTCTCTTACCATTGATACACATTGATATATTCGCGCAACTCTTCTGTCCGCACCACTCCGCAGCAAGATGAATCGATGCGAATAATTCACCGGTCTGGCATATTACCGGGGTGATCGTTGCGGCGTCCCAACCACGCTTCCCGTAATTTGGATGGTTCTCGCCACTGCGTGTATCAGTCATCATCTGTTTTCTTTCAGGAGTCCATGCATCCCTCAGAGCTTGTTTATGTTCCTCTGTGAATTTCTTACCGAGGTACCTATTGCGAATCATTTCTACAACTTTCTCGCTCTGTTTCCTGCCAATACCCGCCGCAGCGATCTTCTTTTTTGTTTCTTCAGTGTGCCTGTATCCGGTTATGCCGTCGCCGCCGGCCGTGCAATTGTAGCCATTGTTTAACGAGTCATAGAGTTCAACATAGTATTTTTCTTTCTCATTCAACTCAGATTCATCGCAATGGCACACAACTTCGTATTCAAAGTTATCTGCACCATATTTCTGCCACGCACGGTTCAGTATTGTGCACGTATCCTTGTTGTTGTTCAGATAGTATATGTGTTCACGGTGGCGTCTGTATAGATCGTTGGACTTCCCAACATAGACCTTTCCATTAAGTTTATTTCGGAATACATAAATTCCGCATTCCTTTTTCACAAAACCACTTCCTTGGTATAGCAAACAAAACGGTCGCTAACCGTACTCCATATTTATGGCTTGTACTTTTATACAAGAGCAGACTATATCTTCATCCTATAGGATGCCTACCACTTCGACCGCCAATCGCTTGCGGCCTACTTCCATCATGGAATAGTCGTTGAACGTTCCTCTGTTCGAGGCTTCGCTGCTGATTGCCCAATCTTCTTTGTTTTTAGCAATTCACGCCATGGCATATTTCATCCACACGTTGTAGCCAAGGAAGCTCTCAGGGTGTTCCAGCAATTCAGTAGGTATTTTATGAACTGCATTACTGCAGAACCGAACACAATTTGTATTCAGGGTATTTTCCAGAAGCTTCTGGTTATGCATCGCCGGATAGAACCAGTAGTAAACCATGCCGTCGGAGAGGATATTGCACAGCTCGATCTCATCGATCTCGCTGTTTTCCATCTCCAGCGTGCCGGCCTCGTCGTCGAACGCGACAATCTTTTCCCGGCATTCCACCGAAAAATCTGTCGCCGCCCGCTTCAGATAGCCGATGACGATCTCGTCACGGCTGGACTGCGGAAGATTCAGGAATCTGTATTCCGTGATCTTCGACAGAAAATCACTGATGATGCGCTCATAGGAAACGATCATAATTATCGCCTCCCGTCTCAGCCCGCCGCCAGCTTTACGCCCAGACCGTCCTCCAGCGCCCTGATAACCCTTACGGAATCAATGCGCCCGTCACGGATCAGCTGCTGCGCATAGCGCGTAACAGCCAGCTTCTGACCGTCGGAGATCTGCCTGATCCTCGCGGCCACCTCCTCGGCGGTCATGTCGGCCAGCTCCTCGAACTCCTCATAGGTAAACGCGTCTTTGTAATACTGCCCGACGCCAAGATACTCGATCACCTCGGGATCATCGATCAGGAACCAGTTGTTGATGAAAAAGTCCTTGAACTCATTCTTCGCCTTCTTCAGCTCCTGCAGCTCGATCTCATGTTCGTCGCCGAAGCCCTCGAATCGGAACCGCTCGCCGGTCTTTGAGCTCTT